AGTCTCAATAGACATATGACCACCGAGGAGTCTCTTCAGTGCCGGTGGGTGCCCCTGAGAGCAGTCAAACACCTCACGCAACTCATACTCATCGAATAGTTCTGAAACCTCCTGAGAGAAGTTATAAGACAGACTCTGGAGTCTTTTAGACATACCCATAAAGTTTCTCTCTCCACTCTGGATAATCTCACCTACCCATACAGAGGATGGATTATCAGAAGCAATAAAACTAGAGACGAAATACATTTTGACTTCATCATCAGATAGTTTGCGGGACATTCTCTCAAAGAAGTATCTGTCTGAGCGTCTGTAGAATGCCTGCTCTGATGCCTTCACTTTGCCATTGTATTTGAAATAATCATATGACTTAGTAGTGAAGTGTTTCTTCATCGCCAAGTAAGTAATGTAAACCTCATAGGGTTTCATAATACCTCGTCTCAGTCTGCTATACAATATATTAAAGGGGTAGTTTTGCTTTACTGATCCCCCTTGACTTCATAAAGTTTAGACGAGTAGCATCAAACTTTAGTTTTTCTTTGAGGGGTTTGGTCACCAGTTTTGATATTGAGTCTACCTCAATACTCTCTCGATCGCAATAGTGAATGATGGCATCGATATAATTCATCTTTTGATGCAATACAATCATCTCAATCTCATAAGAGAATTTGACGGGTGTTAGAAACTTCTCTTCTAAGACCTTGGATAGTTCTTCTTTGCTCATAGTTCCTCTAGTTTGTCGGTGACGAATTTACGAATGTATAGTCCTAGTTTTTGAATGAATGGGAAGATGTCTCTCTCCTCATAGATTTCTAGGTCTCCATCTTCACACGCCATAATGATGACGAGTTTCTTTGCCTTGAGACCTGTAAGTTCATAAAGCATACAAGAGTATGCTGCTGCTTGAACAAAGTAACCTTCAATCCACTCTCGTGGTTTTGGTGCCTTTGATGTCTTGAAGTCAATGATAGACAACTCACCATCGAAGTCGGCAATACAATCTACAGTGCCAGCAACACCTAGACGCAAACTATAGAGTGCCTTCTCTTGTGCAATGATATTATCAATTCTATCTAACCCTGGTTTAGCAACATTGAATAGCATACCAGAGATAGGAATCTTTGCCTTGGGGACTTCCTCATTGTTTAGATAATGCTCAGTCAGGAGGTGCATCTCTGTCCCTCTTGATGTAGCACGCTTCGTAATTTTATCTGCCGTCTCAGCACCAACCCTCTCTCTCCACTTAACAAAGAAGTCTTTCTTATAGTGAGAAGTAATCGTTGTGATAGAGGGCATCTTAATCAACTCACCACTGTCAGGCACCTTGTAGTACCTGACACCACTAATGGTCTCTCTTTCGAGAGGTTTTAAGTCAATTGGATTATGAATGAATGGCATCAACTATAGTTTAGTTGTTACCATTATACAATCTAATATTTATGTTGTCAAATCTCAATACCACTCTCGTGTTTGGCAAGTAGATACTCTTTACACAATCCACTACGGACAATATCATCTAGTCCAAACTCAATGGTACTTACCGAAGGCATACCCTCCATGATCCTCATGAAGTCCATGATACCAGTCTTCTCTGATGCTTTAGTCAGGTCAGACTGACTGGCATCACCACAGAAATGAATCTTGGTGTCTTCACCTACACGAGTCATAATAGAATCGAGTTCGTGTCCAGTCATATTCTGGAACTCATCCACAATAATGATAGACTTGTCTAGTGTAGTGCCTCTCAAGAATGAGGTGCTCCAGAAACTGATAGTCTCTTGTGACTTGAGGTTTCCGTAGAGCATCTCGAAGTCTGACTCTGTGGGCATCATAAACATATACTTCACCATATTCTTATAAGGAATCTGGTAGAGTGCTGCCTTGTCGTCGTGGTCTCCAGGTAGGAAACCGATTTCTCTTGTAGCAACTAGTGAGCGGACAATATAAACCTTCTCATAGGGAGAGTGTTCATTCAATACTTCTTCTAGTGCTTTGTATAGTGTAATGAATGTCTTACCGGTACCAGCAGACCCATACGCTATTAGATTCTGTCCCTTATCATACTCATCAAATAAGATCTTTTGATTGTCTGTAATCGGTTCAACTTTGATGATGAAATCGCTACCGATTGGTTTCTTCCTTCGCATCTGCTTTGCGGTTAGACCGACCCCAATGGGGTTAGCAGACTTACGATTTTTGCGTGCTGGCATGACTAATTACTAAAGGTACAGGATAAAAATAAAATCAAATCTTCTTTACATAACTCCCCGGTGCTTTGGCTGCTTGACCGAGAACATCATTCCATCCTGGATTCTTTTTGATTAGTGTGTCCTTCCACTCACCGATGTCTCCACCAGTAGCACACCCCTTGCTCCAATCTCTCTTCCACAAAGGGTTATCCACATACCATTGTTGGATGTCGTGGACACTAACATCGATCTCTTTTGCTTCTCCTGTTTCGCTGTTGACTACATCAAATTTTGCCATAATGTCTTGCTCGGTAGGTTTATTTAGGGGGATAGTCGTGCCTTATGCAGACGCTTCTCTTCGTAGTGCTCAAAGATTTCTGGCACCCATACTTTGGTAGGAGCAATCATCGCTTCACACAATGCTTGGATCTCTAACTGGGCATCTAACTTAGCACGGAGGTCTAAGAAATGAAGCAGAGAACGGAGACTAAAGGTGACAACAAAGTTCTGTCTGATATTCTGTGGTAGGTAGTCACGAGCGTGCTCTTCAGACACACCCATCTCATACTGACGAGCAAATCTTTCTGATGCTGCCTGACATAAACCTAGTTGAGATCCATAGTCAGTGTCTAACCATTCATACTTCTTACCTTTCCTATTAGTATAGAATCCAGGAGGACGAACATAGAATACTTCTCTCGGTCTTAGTTTCCCTTCAGCAACCTTGAGGATACGCTTACAGGTGTATCTCTGAGACTGGACATCGAAACTAATGCCTACTCTGTGTGTCCGTGCTTGAACAATAACATTATGAACGAACCCAGAGCAGGAGAATGTGATAGAGGGGTGCTCTAACGGTCCCCAGTGCCCTCTCCCATTCGCTAAGAGTTGTTCGATAACCCACTTGCCACTATCTCTCTCGGGTAGTATCTGTGTGTCCTCAATAGGCAACTCACTGTAGTCATTCTTCCCTCCCATAAAAACCAACTGCTGTGGGTTGGGAGTACAACGAATCATCTCTACCTTCTGTAGAGGGTCTGCCTTCAATAGGTCTTTTGCCTTTACTGGTTTCATACTGTATCGTCTGTAACGTGTGCAAACATGTCCATAATAATATCATCAGTGGAGGTCTCTCCTTCCTCAGAATATTCTGTTTCACTGATTCGATGTGTCTCACCCTCAGTATAAACCTCTGCTTTCAACTCATCGATCAGAACTTCAATCGATTGAATCAAAAATTTAATCTTTTCAGTTTCCATAGTAAGTAACAGTCCTTAGTATTATAGCATAAAAAAAGAGAGGATGTGAGTCCTCTCATTTCTTAGAAATAGTTAGTAGACTTAGCGTCGTCGCCAGTGTTACCATAAAGTAATTTTCCATCCGGTCCCCTATTTTTGGACACGCCGATAAATTGTCTTTACAGATATACATTGACCATCCAATGAATGATAGTTGGACAGCAAATAGACTTGCTAGGAGTTTCAAAAGAAACCCCTCCTTCTGAGTTGCATTCATAGGACAGTCAAGTTATGGATCAGCGTTGTGCGCTACTCATCTTAGTGTAGGTGAGTTTGGCGAGAGATTTACGCTTGTCTTTCTCTTCTTTTCTGCGGATAATTTCTAAAGTATTCATTTTGACACCTCAACTTTTTGAGTATCGGTGTATTCGATGCCGCGATACATAAACTTTTTCTTTACAGAAGTAGTTTTTGGTGAGCGGTTGGTGTCATATTCGACACCACGATAAGTGACTTTAGCCATTTGAGTTACCTCCAAGTAGTAGTGGATTTATTAGATCCCCGTTCCTTCAGGCAACGTTTGCGTCCGTGTATTTTCAACACGGATGAACGAACCCGTTCCGCGTTGTCTTACTTGCGTCGTCCGAAGACGATGAACGTAAGTGTGAAGTTATTTAAACTCCTTTATTATTTATAAAGAGTTTATGCTCTGCTGCCCCATCGGATATCGTCGTATGCCTGCTCGACAACTTCGAATGGAATCTTATACTTGTCGGTGAGATTCTTATCCTTGACTAAGATTAGGATCTCTGCCTCCAATGGATGTACAGATTCTAGGATGTTAATAAACATCATCTCTCGACGGGTGTTAGAGAGATCATCGTTACCACCCTTCACAAAGTGGTATAGATTACGCGCTTCTCTTCGGAGAGTAGTGCGTGCTGTTGTATCACTGCTGCCAAGAGAGAAGTTGCCGCTATCGTACATATCACGAGTGCTTGCTTCAATCTTGCTGCTCAGTGACCCAGTGTAAACGTTTTGTTCGTTGTACCCTGAGTATGGTACTTCACCACCTGGAAGTGCTGATGAAACTGATTCATCAAAGTTCCAGATGAGAAGTGCCTTGACTGCCATATTAGCATACTTTTGTAGTACTTCAACCTTCTTTGCTTTACTTCTTTGACGAGATGCTAGATCAAAGATTTCAAATACGAGCGGGTTGTTTGGTAAGGATAGTGCTAGAGACTGTCGTGGTTTAGCAGGAGTCTTAGCAGCAACCTTTGGTTTTGTTGTTGTTCTCTTTCGAGTTGCTTTTTTCTTAGTTGTAGTTTCGTTCGCTTCAGTCATAATAACTCCGATTGATTAATCTTCATCACTCCATTCTTCATCAAGACCATAAGAGTTTTCAAATCTAATGGCAAGTATGTCGTCAGGAATAATATTCCCTTCAGCATCATAAAACTCTGGGTGTTGCGGGAGTGCTGCTGCTTGAGCAAACATGAAGTCACGGGTTAGATAACCAATGACACCACCCAGAAGGAGGAACATCAGGACCATAGAAGCGGCCATGATGGACAGAACAGTGGTCATAAGACCCCCCTCTAATTATTTTTATTTAGATACTTATACAATGCCTTCCTCACGGAGGTATTGTAGAGTTTCTTTAGCGCCACCGATGACCTTACCGTCAAGTATAACTCGAGGGAAAGTTGATTCACCAAAACGCTCAACAAAATCCTTCTTATCGAAGTCGATGTTGAGCATTTTCTTTTGATAAGAAACATCTTTCATTACAAAGAGTTTCTCAATGGCGTCACAGTATTTGCAACCTACCTTGCTGTAGATTTCAAACATATTCATAAAGCAGTTTAAATATTATAGCACACTATTTATCAAACGTCATCAAGATCTACAAGTCTAATTGCTACAGAACCAGTATCAACTGCAGCACCGTCACTAATCTGTGAGACAATAACATCAAAGTATGATGTAGATTTATCAACATTGATATAGCAAGGTGTTGTTGGTCCATCATTGAGGTTTGTATGGACTACATAGTCCCCTACATTTGAGAAAGTACCAGGGAAGACTACTCTATAAGTTCCTTCTACGACTCTAGTAACAGTCCAACCAACAGTACCAGACCAAGAAGGACCTGATCCCAAGGTGAGAGAACCTTCGCCATCAAATGCTGGGTCTAGTGGAGAAGTTACTGACCCTGTAGTTTCAAGTGGACCTGCTGGTGGGGCAAATTCATCATCATATCTAACAATATTAGAGAATCTAAAGTCGTCAAAATATACCTCAACAGTACTGGTACTCTTTCCGTATTCCTCATCGAAACTATAGTTTCCATCACGACCACCCAGAGAAAATTGACCACCATTATTTGGATCCCACGCTGATATTTGTACTCCAGTCGTTAGGTCCCGATCAGCATTACTATTCCTTAATCTATAACCATTCAGGAACATTTGCAATTCATTATTCGAATTTTTTGTTAGTACAATATGCTGCCATCTCTCCAAGTCTTCCCTGGAAAAATTATCAGCAGCCGCTGATAACTCAGTGAGACCATCAGCATCTCTCCAATAATAAGTGAAAGTATTATTGGTACTATCATAATTCTTAACTCCAAATTCTACATTTTTTGATGTTATTCCAATGTTCGATCCAAAACTCCATATTGGTGAGAGGGATGGTCGATTAACATACCATTCAGGAACTGTATTAAATTGAACCCAACATTCAAAAGTCCAATCTCCAGCCAAGAAAGTGTAGTCCCCGCTAATCCATCGTATTCCTGTATTTGAAATTGGGTATGCTGCCCCCGATCCATATTTTACTGGCGATGGAATAATTGAGTCACCTGTACCTGCCAATTGATCGGGACCAATATCATTCACATTTGTATCAAAAGTTGCTCTCAACTTAACATTGTTCCAGTATGTATCAATGTTTCCTGGTGGAGGAGGGGCAATTGGAAATGGTGATGTTGGTAAAGTAAAGTCTGAGACAGTACCACCTTCAGTATTTTCACCATATCTAAATGCTTGAGTAATTCTTAGATCATCTATGTTATACCCTGGAGATGATCCATATGTGCTACTGCCATTTCTATACATCCCAAGGAAAGTATATCCACCTTCATTTGCATCCATATCATTATAAGTTACTGCTCCACTATCACCATAGTATGTTGAATATTGACCGTTTACGTGAGCGTGTAGAGTGGAGTCTGATGCTCTAAATGAAACTGCTATGTGCATCCAAGTATCACTTGAGACTTCCCAGTAAGCTAAAGTATCCTCGGTTGCGCCAAGTTGACCAGGAAGCCCCCCTCTAAACCATTGAAGATATGTATTTCCATAACCGTCATTGCCGACGAGTGGTGTAGTGAATACCAATCCTTGTCCTACACTCGTACCTATTTGAGCACAAATAAAGGGCGTCAACCAGTTGCTAGCGTTAAGTCCTGTCGGAAAATATACCCAAGTTTCAATCGTCCAATCACGAGTCCAATCCATACATCCACCCCTCTTACCAGCGCCCCAATTACCGCCACTGTATTGAATCGCTGAGCGATCAATACATTCAAAGTCTTCATATTGCTCATCCCAAGCAGCATATGCAGCAGTTTGATTCAAAAGTAGAGAAGAAGTATCAAACTTTACTGGAGAATTTACTCTCTTAATTCCAGCAGTGCCTACAGGATTTATTCGTATATTATTCACATAGTTAACAAATGCTTGGTCTCCCCCCAAGGTATTGCTACCGTCATCTTCAAAATTAAATCTAACCTGAACATCATTCCAGTTAATATCAACTGCTGCTGAATCTTCTGCGTTATCTAGTAGGTAAAATCTCTTCCAGGATGTTCCATTATGATAATAAGGGAGACCACCAATCCTCTTGACATCACCTTGACTTCCTGCAACTGTGGGCAACTCATTTGAATTGAGTTTCAATCCAGAGGTTTCAATAACATTAGTGGTTGAACTTCCGTTGTCTGTAACACCTTGTAGGTCACTTGAGGTCGCTCCACCGCCGCCACCTCCGCCGACACCACCACCGATGGCACCGAGAGACACCCACTTCTCACCGTCCCATTGATAGACAAAGTTATTCGACGAGAAAAGGTCGCCGACATCTGGTTCCTTAGGAAATGTAACTGCCATTATCTTTTGGAGGTTTAGTATTATTTATGTGGATATAACCAACCGGTTAGTATATGTTTGTGATCGTGAGGACAAACTTGTCCCCGATGAGCGTGAGTATATTCTGATGGCCACAATACGGTCTTGCCTTTCTCTGCTTTGATTACTGTATCTTGATAGAAAAATTCTGTACCACCACCTTCTGTAGGTGTGTCTAAGTAGGTCATAAAGACCAACCAACGATCATTAAAATGACTTCCTGGTGATCTTTCCGAATGCCATTGAAAGAAACCCTCACCTGGTTTGTACCACTGGAGGTTTGCTCCCCCTTGACCTGCTCGGAGTTTATAACCCTCCAAAGGTAGAGTAATTTCTCCCAAATAATTGTCTACCATCCTATGGAGTTGAGTCAAATACTTCGTGTATTTAAACAACGCCTTAGGATCAGTAGTATTTTTTAGATTAAAGTCGGTAGATATTTTTACAGTTGGATCTGTATGTCCATCTGCTCCTATTGTACCTGGATAATGTAATTCACTATTGTTATGAAACCACTCAAGGAAATAATCACACAAGGTAATCATCTCCTCTGATGGTTGAATTTCTCGAATGAAATTCTCACTTCTATTTTTCAACATATATTATGGGTTCTCTAGTGCATCTACTCTTGATTGGAGGTTGGCAATCTGGTCTTTCTGAATCTGTAGTCCCTTTACCAAGAAAGGAATAATAGTTTCGGGAATCACTGCTTTGATTCCGGGTGTTACAAAAGCAGTATTGATACCAACTAGATCCTCAGCAAGGAATCCATAAGTAGTTGGGATGGTAGACATTCCAACATTACCCAAGAACTTGTAGTCATCAATATCAAAATTGATAATAGCACTACCAATACCTGGATTTGCTCTTACGGCAGCGTTGAATTCTTGAACCCACTCACCATATAAACTAGTAGTAGCAGTCGTTCCACCACCTAAGTTAGAAAGATAATTAGTGAATGCCGTTGGGAATGATGTAGGAGGTGCAACATCTGATAGAGTAAAACTAACTGGGTTAGCATTATCTAAGAAATCATCTACTGCTGTACTAGCAAGACCAACTACATTACTAGTGGTTCGTGAGTTTGTATTTGAGTAATAGAATGAAGCGTTGGTGGAGAAACGAAGTTCATTACTATTCACACCATTGATACTCATCCTGGTGGATGCCGCCATCTTCGCAGTATTGCTCTGTTGACTACCAGGTCCAAATGTTCTGATGATAGTATTGCCACCGTTACCACAACTCAATCCAACACTGGTGCTGGAACCAGGTCCCGGAGGTCCTGGTGGTCCTGAACCACCGTTGTTTCCTGGTGATCCATTGTTGCCTGGAGGACCTGGTGGTCCAGTTCCAGACGGACCAGGAGGACCCTCACCACCTGGAGGACCGGTTACACTAGCACCTGGAGGACCTGGTGGTCCAAAACCAGCACCACCCGTAAGACCTGCTACGGAAACCCACTTCTCACCATCCCATTCGTAGGTAAATGGTCCAGAAGTATACTTGTCACCCGTTGTGGGATCTTGTGGAAAAGAAACTGCCATTGTTAGTTGGTGCTTTGCTAGTATTTATTAGGGATTTTCTAGAGCAAAAAAAACCACACACATAAGAGGTGGTTAAACTACTCAATACACATTAACCAATTTTAGATGTACCAACAGAAACTGATGATGCTAATGGAGTCATATCCTCAGTAGTCCAAAATGATTTTGCAATCATGAGTTGTAGATGTCTGACATTGCGATCAATACAATCAACATCATCTTCAGATAGTGTCTCCTGTTCAACCAATTTATTGATAAGATTTACACTATCTAGAGCTGCACTATAGTGTTTAGCAATTTGTTCGGGGGTAGGTGTTGTATCCATAATTTTATTATAATAGTATTCAGTATTTATTTAGTCTTTATAATGTTCTCCCAAAAACTTAATTGTTTATTTCTCCATATATTACACAACTCCTCACCCAATACTTCTACATCTGGAGGTGATGTCCTTTTAAGTTCTCCCCGCACATGATGGAGACCTGGAAGACCATATACCTCATCATTTTCTGGTCTAGGATTATATAGACCTGATGTTTTCACCTCAAAATTATCCACTTCTAAGAAGGAACTAATCTTATTAATTACTTCTTGTGGATTAGATGTAATATCCTCATAGTTTAATAAAAGAAAACATGATGGGTCATATTCATAACCAATCTTGAATGTTTTCCAACTTGGATAAATATATTTCTCCCATATAATACGAGCACGATTACAATTATCCATGTCCCTGTTGAGTGATCTGACCTCATCATCAATCTTACTCTTTCTACCAATCTTCTTTGATAGGAGAATGAAGGATGATATAATCTCCTCAACTGGTCTTACAGTTGCAATAATCTTTGGTTTATCTTGAATAATTTTAGATAGTTTAGATATATCAGTTGCCCAACCACGATCCTTCTCAACAACTATCTTATCTGCCTCTACATGTTGATAGGCACCAGTCATAATACCTCTCATAATGTTCCAACATGGAGAGTTTATATCCTTGGTATTATAATATGGTGACTCACCCAGATGATACCTGTAGGGAGTATTTGTAAGATCTCTTATTATAGATGTAGAAGTTGGATACAACGACGGATGTTGAGAGAGTAGAGTTCCTAATACCGTACTTCCTGTCCTAGGAAGTCCTGATAAAAAAGCAAACTTTCTCATCCTTTCTTCTCCAAGTCACTCAGTAAAGAAGCAAAGTCAGATTGGATAGGTTGTTTATGTGTGGTCATGATAGAGTGATTGGGATTTACCCAAGTCTCGATATTGATATCAGATAGTCTAGAGTTTAGAATCTGACTCTCATTGTAGTAACCAGTAAAAATATCACCAGTTTGTAGAACCATCTTTACATCTTGACCATTATAATCAATTGATTGATGTGTTATACACATTTCATTGATTGTGTATGAGCTCAAGTACATAAAGTCCATAGAGGCAAGTGGAACTTTGATTTCTCCTGTATTCTTATCTCTTTGCAATCTAGAAATCTCACCTAACTGAATATTGAAACCATTCGGTTTTGATACAGGTAATGCTACACAATCTTTATCGCTACTAATAACATCAAATAGTGCCTGAGGATTCCAAGTTGAGTTTTTATCAATGAATACAATACCATCAACCTTCTCTTTCCAGGCTACGGTAAGGGATTGATTGAAAGCCATAACCTTCCCATCAACACAATGAATCAACATGGGAATCAAAACAATCTGATTAGCAAGAAGAGCCTTGGTGGATTCACATAATGAGTAAGTGTATAACATCTCACATGTAGTATCATCTAGAAATGTCGCAACGATATATCTTTTAAATTGTTGCTCAGTCATGTGCTTTAAATCCCCTTGCCTCTTGGTTTCCCTGGTTATCAATTGAGATATAGATTTTATCCATGTCAAAGATGTCTTTCTCGTCTCCATCTTCGTATGGATATTCCATTACATTACCATCAAAATCATAGTCAAAGAAATATGAACCAGGTAGATTAATATCTGGTTTTTCCTTTGCTTGGATGTTGTCATGAATTTCATGTCCAAAGATGGTAGGTGATGTAGCATTCCACAATACTGTACTGGGAAGTCCTAATGCTGCAGCACCATGTTGCATTGAACTATCAATCAGAATTCTCTTCTTAGCTACCTTCAATAGACCCATGAGTTCAGTATTCTGTACCTCTTGATTGATAACAACAATTTCAGGAACGTTAATTTGAGGTGAGGTAGGTCTAGTTACCTGAACGATTTGATAATCCTTACGATATTTCTTGGCAATCTTCTCTGCCACCCATAAAGGTATATCTCTAGCCCAGCGATATGGTTTCTCATCCGCATAGAAACCACCATTGGTCTGTATAAGCATCACTGGTTTTTCATACTTATAAAATTCTTTAATCAACCTCCATGACTCGGGATTGATTTTGATTACAGGTTTCTCACCATTATACGGGATACCATACATGTTACACCAAGTCTGAACAAGAGGAGTTCTCTTGTAGATATGGTCGGTATTCATATATGGTTCATTAGCAAATATCAAAGAGTCCGCATTTAGGATATACTCCTGATAAAAATACTGTGTTTGACCTAGAACATAAACTCTATGAACAAAGGGCAGATTTGACCACAACTCTGGCCATGCACATACTACAATCAGTTCTCTATCAGGATGTGCGGTTTTGATTGCTTGAGCAACTGCAGTTGCTGCAATGTGTTTTCCCAATCCTCCATTGATTTGGAAGATTGAGTACCTTTTATCTGCCATGTAAATTGGGTGTGTATAGAATATTATAAAACATTTCAAGTCAGTTGTCTAGTATTATTAACCCTCCAGATTTGAAACCCTCTTGTCAATATCCTTGAGAGCTTGAACTACCACGGGTAATAATTTACCATATGATGCTTCCAGTCTCTCTGGATTTGTAGTAAGAACCATGTTTAGATACTCAGCATCAGACATCTCTTGAGCTTGAAGTAGATCCTGAGCAATGAAACCAGCCGAATAAGATCCATCGTGTGATGAACCTCCTCTTGTTTGCCACTTGAATTTGATTGGTCTTAATGTTCTTAAGAATTCCATTCCAAGTGGTAAGTCTTCTACCTCAGTCTTATCTCTCTCGTCAGATAGTGAGCTGATTGTTTGAGTATTAGAACGAATGGTGGCAATATTAGAGTCACCTAAAGTAATCTCATTTGTTGCACTTCCAGAGGATGGCTGTGCGTCGTGTCCAATTACTGTCAAGTTAGTACCAGTCTGGATGGAATTTCCTGCATTGTATCCTAATGCTGTGTTATAACATCCAGTGGTGTTACAACGAAGAGCATTTGAACCAGTAGCAGTGTTTAGACATCCAGTGGCGTTGTA